AACCGCTGCCGATTGAGCGGGGGGGCCGGGGCCAATCTTGAGCCGCAACCCCCGGGCCGCCCTGATCAATCATCATATCTCTTCAATCCAGATTGACTTTTGATTTGGTCACTGTAATAATCCATCCATCTCCCATCCTGACCCCTCCTCCGAAGACGGCTTGTACTCCCCCCAGTGCAGGCCGTTTTCTTTTCGTCTGATGTGGCAATCGACTTGCACGGCCATCGTTCGTGTGGTACGAATTCCCCCTCACAACTGACCTGTGCGTAGCCCCCGGAGGGTCATATCAGGGTGTGCCCACCTCACAGGACAGATCATGCGGCGGTTAGAAGGGATGCCTTAAATCCCCCTTGAGCGATTCATCGTTCGGTGGGGATGGTCTGGCTTCAAAAAGCCGCCCCCCCTTGGAGGATCAATGGGTTTCTCAAGACAGATCATGGAACAGTGGGGCTCTAAGACAGCCACTCCTGAGTTACGTCGTAGGCTTGAAAAGGCTGGAGACAACTGGGTGAGACAGAAGGCTCATCGGGTGTACATCGACCTTGCTTCGGGTGTCCTAAGTACAACCGAGGCTTCTGGGTTGGTCGATAACCTTTACAGGATTAAGGTTGCTCAGATAGACAAAGCAATGTCCAACGGCCACCCAAACGCCACCCCCTGACGGGGGGTGGCTTCTTGGTGGCCTTGTAACCCAATAACTTGCCAAGATGGACGTTGTGACATAAGGTTGGTTCTGGTAACTGCCCGGGATTCTCTTGATGGAGCCTGCTCGGAATAAAGCCCGGAACGAGTGGTACGCGACTCTCCGTGAGGAGAACCGCGGGCTGTGGTATGACTGCCAGAAGAAAGAATCAGAGGTCACGCTTGAGCAGAGGGCACTGCCCAAATCTGAGCGTCTGACCCGAACTCAGATATGCGACATCGTTGATGCGATGACCACGATCAAGGATGACCCTGAGTTCTATAAGCGAGTTGAGGAGTTGCGGGCTGAGTTCTCGGCCAAGGCATCTCTCGCCGCCAAGAAAAAGAGAAGGGCCAAGAAGGCCGAAGAAAGCAAAGGAGACACGCCCAGCAATGGGCCTCGTGTTGATGCTGCCATGGTCTCAGCGTCCGCGAGTGAAACGTCCCCCGGGGGTGAACTACCGCCCCCGGGGGACGTGGGGGTGGTGGGTAATCCTCGGGACATACTCTGGGCGGTTGAGTATCTGGGGAATGACACAGTTGATCGCGGAGACGCTCCGTCCGGCACAGCGTGGACTCTACTCTGCGCCGGGCGGAAGTCTCCCGACACGCTTCTCAGGATTTATCAGGGCGTGTGCGTCCCAAGCAAGAAAGAACTCGAAGATGCTGCTGACGAAACAGAGGCGTTCGATCATCTTGATGATGTCCTCAAGCGTGTCATAGAGATTGCGGAGGCGGCGGTTGCCTGAACTCCGCCACATCCCGCCAAGTGAACCGGCGGCGAATGCTAAGTATCGACGCGCACTTCTTGCCGAGGCGAAGGGCGACCCGAAGTTTCAGTCTTGTCTGAAAGAACTGTGCCGGAACGATGTGTCATTCTGGATCAGTACGTTCGCCATGACGTACGACCCAAGACTCAAGTGTCCAATGACACCATTCGCCCTGTACGATTTTCAAAAGATGGCCTGCCAACAGATTGAGGAGTCGGTCAATGATGGAGAAGATTTGTGTATCGCAAAGAGTCGCGACGTGGGTGCTTCTTGGTTGTGCCTCGCTGCTCTATTGCACCGCTGGGTGTTTCGACCTGATCAAGCGATCCTGCTCGTATCTCGAAACGAGTCTTACGTCGATGGCCGTGGTAATCCGAAGTCGCTGTTCTGGAAACTCGACGCAATGCTCGGCCATCTTCCGGTCTGGATGCTGCCGAGATACGACCGCAAGAAACTGAGTCTCAAGAATCAGGACAACGGGAGCATTATTGATGGAGAATCGACCACCGGAGATGTTGCTCGTGGTGATCGACGGACAGTTGTACTTCTTGATGAGTTCGCCGCTTTCGCGGCGGGAGATGACTTCAGGGCGTTGTCTTCCACACGAGATGTTACGCCGTCCAGAATCTTCCTATCGACGCCGTGCGGTGCATCGAATGCCTTTGCGACGGTCGCGAAGAACACGTCGGTTCGGCAAGTAAGGCTTCACTGGGCCGATCACCCGATCAAGGGCAAGGATCGAAGGAAAGACCTGAAGGGGAGATGGAGATCACCTTGGTACGACAAGGAGGTCACCCGGTGCTCAAGTCCGATCGAGGCCGCCCAAGAACTCGATATCGACTTCGCTGGTTCCACCGGGGCCTTCTTTGACCATGAGCGACTTGACATGATTGCCAAGAAGCATGTGCGTCCGGCCATGTCTAAGGGTGAACTCGTGTTCTCCCCTGACTGCAAGGATGTCGAGTTTGATAAGACCATCCGGGGGAGACTTCATCTTTGGGCTGATTGCAACAAGGGTGGGAGCCTGCCAAGGGACCGCCGGTATGTGATTGGCCTCGACATCGCCGCTGGAACTGGTGCCTCGAACTCCTGTATGTCAATTGCTGAGAGCAAGACCAACGAGAAGGTCGGCGAGTTTGCATCGCCTGACATGCGACCAGACAAACTGGCCAAGTACGCGGTTGCTCTAGCCAACTGGCTTCGAGATGAGAACGATCGCCCCGCACTGTTGATTTGGGAAAGTCAGGGCCCGGGCCGGATCTTTGCTGATGCCGTTGTTGAACTTGGGCACAGGGAAATCTGGTACAGGACATCGGAAAACACAATCGATCGAACGCCCAGTCGTTCCATGGGGTGGATGCCCACCCGCGACAGCAAGCAGGCTTTGCTTGGTCGATACAGGAAATCCCTGTTCAACGAAGAGTTTGTCAATCACTCTCGTGAAGCGATCGACGAATGCCGCGAGTTCATCTACGATTCGACTGGCGGCGTACAGCATGCACTGTCAATCAGTGCAACAGACAAGAGCGGAGCGAAATCAAACCACGGCGACCGCGTCATTGCAGACGCTCTCGCCTGTTTGGCACTAGGGGGGAATCGCCACATCCAAGTGCCCAAGGCCACGGTGTTACCGGGCTCCATTGCGTGGCGTAGAAAAGAAGACGCTAGAAGGCGGCTTGCATCTAGGAACATCCGATGGACATGAACAACTACCAGCGTCTTCAGAACGCATTCGAGTTCTCCCGTGACAAATTGACCCCGTTTCGGCAACGCAGGCTTCAATCTGTTCGTGCCTACACGGGCGGCAACTATGGTGACGGCACGAACGACAGGGCCCATCCTGTCAACTTGCTTGAGATGGCGATCAATATCTATCGCCGGAATCTTGCAGCAAGGCGTCCCAAGGTTGATATCAACCCGATTCGTCAGGATCTGGCTGTCACCGCAAAGAAGGCCGAGATGATGTTGAACTCGGTGCTTGAGGAGATGGACTTCGAGACTTCTCTTTCTGCCGCAGTGATGGATGCTTTGTTCTCAGTGGGAATCCTGAAGGTTGGATTGACCACTTCCAAGGCAAAGCATCTACAGGGAATCATCCATGATTCCGGCCTTCCCTTTGCAGATGTGATTGATCTGGATGACTTTGTCATCGACATGCGTGCCCGAACCATGGAGACGGTCCAGTTCATTGGCAACAGGTTCATCGTCAATCGAGATATGGCGATGGAATCTGGCCTCTATGACTTCCATGGCAAGGAGCCTACCGAGGCCCTCCAGTCTCCATACAACGAGTATGGCGACCAGAAGATGGAGACCTTGTCTCGATCTACAAGCATGGTTTATGACAATGGCCGAATGTCTCCCGTTATCGAGATGTGGGAGATATACATGCCATTCGAGGGCCGGGTTGTCACGTTCGAGTGCAATCAGCAGGGGGTTCCCAACTTCTCCGATCCTGTTCGTGAAGTTGAATGGGAGGGGCCGGAGAATGGGCCATTCCACATGCTCTCGCTTGGAGACGTTCCGGGTCAGGTGATGCCAATTGCCCCAGCCAACGGACTCGTCGATCTGAGTGAGGCGATGAACCGAACGATGCGTAAGTTGGTTCGCCAGAACGATCGGTCGAAAACGGTTGGCGTGGTCGCTGCTGGTGCGGAAGATGATGGCGAAAGGATCATCGCCGCCAGTGACGGCGACATGATCCGGAGTGACCGACCCGAGGCGACTCGTGAACTGAAGTTCGGCGGGGTTGATCAGGGCACTCTTGCATTCGCACTGCAACTTCGCGACCTGTTCAACTACACAGGTGGCAACCTTGACACCATTGGTGGCCTGAGTTCCGTCGCTAACACCCTTGGTCAGGAAGAGTTGATCAAGGCTTCTTCGAGCCAGAAAGTTCAGGACATGCAGGCTCGGGTCACTGACTTCACCCGCAAGGTTGTCAAGTCAATCGGTCTCTGGGCTTGGTATGACCCCGCTCGTACTTATGTGTTGACCGAAGACCTTGGCGACACGGGTATCTCGGTTGAGATTGAACTCAAGGCCAAGGATAGGAATGAGTCTGAGTTCTTTGATCTCAACTTCTCTGTCCAGCCGGGTAGTCTTCAGGAAAGCAGTGCCAGCGAGCGTGCATCGACGATGAGTGCCTTTATGAACCAGACCTTGGTTCCCATGGCTCCGATGATGCAGGAGCAGGGCTTGCAGATCGATATCTCTGCCTATGTTGGCCATATGGCTGACCTGACTGGAGTCAAGGAGATTACTGATCTCATCAGTCCTGTCGGTGTGGCCCCGGATCCGTCGAACGTCATGGGTAGGGCCAACACGTCTCCCCCGGGAGAAAACAAGCCCCCCGTGACCCGCCGTGAGTACATTCGACGTAATGTTCCCACGGGTGGAACGCGAGAGTCTCGTGACAATCAGATGAGTCAGATGTTGATGGGTGGGAGACCGGGCCCCGGAGCCGAATCTATGAACCTTCCAATGCAGGGACCACTGGGATAAACCATGCCAAAATACAGATACATCAATAAGAAGACCAAGGAAACTACTAGTATCATCATGACCATCAGTGAGATGATGGATCGTCAGGGCGATACTGATGAGATAACGATTGATGGCGAGCAGTGGTCTCGTGATTACGGGGCCGAAGGCAAGACCCGTGTGTCAACCTCTAAAGGCTGGCCCATGTACTCCAACGCCCTCGGAACCCACCCCAGCGATGTTTCCCGCCTCAAGGACGAACTGGCCAAGAAGGGGTGCGGTGATGTATCCTTCCACAAGGACGGCGGGATGATTCTCGACAACAATGCCCAGCGGAGGAAGATCCTCAAGGCCATGGGCAAAGCGGATGCAAATGGATATGAATGATAAAGAAAGCAATGAAGAGCCTCGGGCTACGTTCAACCATCAGGATCCTTATGAGACCCCGCTGATTGACGAGACTCCAGCCCCAGCCGAGACTCCTCCCTCAGAGCCTGAGCCGGAACCTGTAAAGGCGACGGCTCCGGCTGACAACGAATCAACTGCCTCGGCGGAAGACGATGAAACCGTACCGTCTATTGCCGTCGAGATGAAAGAGGCTCTCACCGATTACATCGATGAAGACCTCGCAGCCAACGTCAAGACGTTGGTGGAAAAGGTGAACTCTCTTGAGTCGGCACTCCAGCAGGAGCGTCGGAAGGCCAAGGAAGTGAGCCGGGCTGTTCAGACAGCCGACAAATTCTCTGCCCTCTGGGATTCAGAGTCAGGGAAGTTTGCCGATGTACTGGCAGACCCATCCGCACGTTCCCGTGTCGAGGATTCATTCAAGATTCTCGAAGCGGGCTACAAGACGGCAGGGTCGGCTCTTCCGGCACCGGCGGATCTTTTTACAAAGGCCGTCACAAGTGAGTTCGGTGCCTCGATGGTCGAGGCACGCGAAAAGGAAATTACTGAACGAGTGTCACAGAGACAGTCACAATTTGTCAGCCGTGCAAACTCGGGTGCTCAAGCAACCGAACGTCCGGAGGACAGGGCGGCCCGAGCGGTTGCTCGAATGATGGCCGACCGTGGCATTCGATGAAAACAAGGAGGTAGCCTGCTATGGCTATCAGCGCATCTGATCTTGGTGACCTGATCACCACGACCCAGAAGGAACTCGGCGAACTTCGTTACACCGATCTTTCTACCGACGTGCAGTTCTACACTGCTCTCTCCCGTCTCTTCCAAGAGTCGCAGGTTTCCTACGAGGCTGGTCCCAGCATTCAGTGGAATCTGATGACTTCCAACAGCGGTGCTGCCAAGCAGACCGGCCTGTTTGCGGTTGACAACCTGAACGTCGCTGACGTGATGGCGACCGCCGACATTGGCTGGAAGCACACCACCGTCAACTACGCCATCGAACGTCGCGAAATCGCGATGAACCGAGACCCCCGCAAGATCGTTGATCTTGTCAAGGTGCGTCGTAATGACGCGATGATCAGCCTGACTGATCACCTCGAAGGTCAGTTCTGGGGTAAGCCCGCCAACGATGCCAGCCTCGACATGAACGGTGTCGAATACTGGATCTCGGACGCCAGCGGAATGACTACCGATGGCCTCAGTGATGGTGAGTTTGGATTCAAGGGTGGGCTTCCGGTCGGATTTACGACCGTCGCCAGCCTTGATCCGACCACGGTTCCCCGATGGCAGAACGGCCTCGGTCAGTACAGTGCTGCCGATCTGAATGATGGCGGTATTGCTAACCTGATCGCGAACCCAACCAACACTTCGGGTATTCCGAACGCGGTTGGCGTTCTTCAGGTCATGAAGGAAGCCTATGTCAAGTGCGACTTCAAGCCGATTGAAGCGGCTCCCTACCCGTCTTACAACGGAACGCCTGACAAGTGGGGCATCTACACCTCGTACGACGTGATGTCTGCTCTTGAAGTTATTCAGGCTCGCCTGAACGACAAGGTGATTGCCCGTGACGTTGCTCAGGATGCCAACGGCGGAATCAACTTCCGCGGTGTCCCGATCACCTACGTTCCCAAGTTGGACTCGAAGACCGGAAACCCGATCTACATGCTCCAGTGGGGTGCCTTCCGGAGCGTTCTGCTTTCGGGTGAGTACATGAAGGAAACTGGTCCGGATACGGCTCCGAGTCAGCACACCGTCTTCACCACTCACGTTGACTGCACCATGAACATGCAGTGCGTCGATCGTCGTCGCAACGCTCTTCTCTGCACCGGCGCGGTCGCCTGATCAAGCCCTTTTTAGGAGGTAAGACGAAATGTCTACCATTGTTACGCTGAACCGGGGTGGTCAGGATGCCCCGTTCTACCAGTCGTCTGCGGGCGACTTCAACGGAGTCGCTTCGTTCTCGACGGACTTCCTTACTGACCCCGGCTTTGCTTCGACTGACTTCGGTCTGGTCACTGGTGCTGGCGGTGTCTACGGAAACACTGACGGAAGTGATGTGTCTTCGTTCAACAGTGCGATCTTTGCCTATGCGGATTCCGCTGGCAAGGACTTCTCCTTTGCTGTCCGGGCCAAGTTCAGTGCCCGGAACAACGGAGATATCGCCTCTTTTGGTCTCGCTTCGGCTTTCGGGGCTCATCTCCCGACGCAGGCTGCCAACGTCTCCTTCAAGGTGACTCAGGGTGCTGCCGCCGCTGCTGATGCGATCGTCTGTTCGTTCGATGATGGGACTACCGAGTCTGAGGTCACGCTGACCAACCCCTCAGGGTTTGACAGTGAGGCTTACCACATCTTCGGTGCCCACGTTTCTTACGACGGAACCACCACCACGGCTAGGTTCTACATCGACGGGGTTGAGGTTCGCAAGACCACTTCCGCCGGTGTTTTCTCTGCCGCGGAAGCCATGGCTTTCGGTGGTCATCAGGCTGCCGAAACTGCGCTCCTCTACATGGATTGGGCTGGTGCTGCCTGCACCGTCCGCTCCTGATTGAGTTCGCCACACTCGGGTTCTCGGCCCCCCTTCGGGGGGGCTGGGCACCCGTTTTCATAGGGGGTCGAAATGGCTTTGCCAACCTACGCAATTGAGTTTCACCACGGCGAGACCTTTGAACTCTCGATCACCTACAAGGACAGCACTGGCTGTGCCTTGGATTTGAGTAGTGGGTACACCGCCAAGATTGATGGTCGCCTGACGCCAACCGATTCTGTGGTTTGGGATGTCACCAATGTTGATCAGAGTGGTCGAATCATCACCCTGTCAAAGGGTTCCCCGAACATTCATATACTTCTGCCCTCTGCCTACACCGATGGTTTGACTGTCGGGTCGGGTGTTTGGGACTTGAAGTTGGAGAAGACCAGTGGTTCCGTCGTTGACTATGTCCTCGGCGGCACTTACAAGATTCTGGACCCGGTGACGCCATGAGTAACGAGAACATTGTTGCTGTGAATCAAGTTGTCAACCGGGTAGAAGTTACGACCCCGGGGCCCGCGGGACCGCAGGGACCACAGGGTGCTGCTGGCGATGTTTCGAGTGCATTGCTTAAGGCCAACAACCTGAGTGATGTGACCAATGCCGGGACCGCTCGCACCAACATTGGTGCCCAGCCGCTAGACGCTGATCTGACTGCGATTGCTGGCTTAACATCTGCGGCTAACAAAGGCATTCAGTTCACCGGGTCTGGCACCGCTGGGGTTTACGACCTGACGGCTGCTGGCAAAGCCTTGCTTGATGATGCGGATGCCGCTGCCCAGCGAACCACCCTCGGTATCACCAACGTCGGTAGTTACACCGGCCAGATCGAGACCGTAGCGGACAAGACCTACACGATCGATCCCAGTGCGGCCACCGCCCGAACGATCACTGGTTTCTACATCAGATCAGCGAGTGGTACGGTGACCGCTACGCTCAAGAATGCTTCTGCCACTGTCAAGGCGGCATCAGTTACTGATTCTAGTGGTGATCAGGCCCTTATCGCCAACACCTCGGTTTCGGTGAACAGTGCGATAACGATCGTGACAACCGGAAACTCGTCTGCCTTGGACGTGATCTTTGCGGTGGAGTACACCGAATGACTCCCCCGAGCAGGTGGCTGTTTTTCCCTACGCAGTCTTCGTCCACAACGCATGTGACTTACACGAAGGCTGAGGATTCGGCTACGCCATTGGTTGTGGTTAGTGGGCAGGGGTGGTGGCGGGCGAACTCTTCATATTCCCTCGTGGAATCGGTGACTTACTCTCCTGCTTCGACGAACTCTAATTATCCGAGGATTCGTCCGGGGACTTTCGGTAGCGATGCTCTTGTTCTGATAGATATCCGGTTCGGAAACAATACTGATCGTGACAACATGATCAGTGAACTGGGAACTGGAATAAAGTTGAGGGTGACTATTGTGAAGGGCGGCTCAACGTACGTCGCCACTTCTGACACACTGGCTGCCTTGGAGGCGGCGTACGGTGGCACCAACACTGGTGCCGACCCCACCAAAGACAACAACCCCAACAACCTCAGAAATCTTTCAATGTCGTTTTTCCAAAATGCGTTCACTGGTGGCACCCCTACCGTTGATACCACGAACGGCTTTGGCCACAATCTCGGGTGGGACGCCGACATGGGCGTAACCATCGAACTTTTTACTCCTTAGAGAAAATCATGAACACGCTCCCGCACTACGCTTCTCTCCTCACCTCTATCAACCAGATGAAGTCTCGTATCTCTGGCCTTGAGCACGACTTCAAGGAAACGGCGGCGATCACTGATCTTGACAAGGAATTGATCGATGCGCTCGTGGCTACCGCTAACGCGATGGTGGTCGAGGCGACTGCCCTGAAGTCGATCGCTTATGATCCCACCGTATCGAAGTGATTTAGGAAAAATCCATAAAGACTCTTGACGACATGCCGACATGGGGTATGATGATTCCCCATGACCACGCATGACCAAGACCTTGATTACTACTCGAATGCTGCACTCAGCCATTCAAGGCTGAAGGAGATTCGCAAATCTCCCGGGCACTTCCGGTGGTCGATAGACAATGAGACGCCTTCTACTGACGCGATGAACCTTGGAAGTCTGGTTCATGCGATGGTCCTTGAGCCGCATACGGTTGGCTCAAGGTTTGCCGAGATGCCGAAGTTTGATCGTCGCACGAAGCAAGGCAAGGCTGATCACGCCCAGTGGATCGCTGACAATCCAACTCATGTACTGCTGACTCCGGCTGAATGGGAGACCGCGACGGAAATGACCAATGCCGTCATGCGTCATCCTGTTGCCGCGGAAATGGTGGAGTGTGTTGAAGCCCATGGCACTGCCGAGGCGGAGTATTTCTGGGATGACCACAGGGGTATCTCCAGAAAAGCCAAGGTCGATGGGCTCTGCATTTCTAGGGACGAATCGATCATCGTCGATCTCAAGACCACGATTGATGCTTCTCCTGATTCATTCAGGCGATCCATCTTCAAGTATTCCTATGCAACCCAGATGAGTTACTACCGTGAGGCTGTTGCTTCTGAGGGTCGATACAACCCGAGGACTGCGATTGTAATTGCTGTTGGCAAGTCCCCGCCGTATGCGGTTGGTCTCTATCGCTTTGGTGAGGAGACGCTGGCCAAGGCGGATCGGGTAGTTTCTCGATGGCTTGATACTTATCAAAGTTGTATGCAGTCTGGAAGATGGCCCTCGTATTGGGACATTCAGGATGTAGAGATTCCAGACTGGTTCATGACCACTAATGGGGTAGACCAATGAAAGAACTCCAGCAGGCCCTGCTCAACGCCCAGAAGTCAGTGAGCAACGTGGGGAAGGACGCCAAGAATTCCTTCGCTAACTACGATTACGTTTCCGCAGAGGCGATGATCATTTCTTGCAGAAAGGCATTGCATAAGTCTGGCCTTTCTTTCGCCAGAACCAATTGGGAGATGAGGAACAGTGAGATTGGGCTCACCGTATTCTCCAAGTACGTTCTGACTCATGCTGAGTCTGGCGAGCAGATCGAGATGGTGAACGAGATGATCGTTCCCCCGAACCAGAAGCAACTTGACAAGGCTGTTCTTGCGGCACTTACGACGGGTCTGAACTACACCCTGCGTGACATGCTGATGATTCCGCGGTGCGAAAACGACCAGCCTGAGATTGACACGATGCCAGCCCCTAAGGCGGCACCCAAGCCAGCACCCAAGCCAGCACCTAAGGCTGCGACCAAGTCCGCTGTAGATGATGGGGCACTTCAGGCTGGCCTTGCTATCGTGTTTGGCATGAAGGATAACGCGGCGGAATACGAGGGGGCACTTCTTGGCCACGCATGCAAGAAGTACGACAGGGTGTTCAACTCTGCTGACGAACTTCCGGACGAGTACATCAAGCAAGTGCTTGATGCTCACGACGTGAACTATCGGGAAGCAACGCCCGGTGAGACCAAGGACATCTTTGGAGAACAAGTCTGATGGCATACGAACAGAAGGACAACAGTGGAAGTCTTTTCCGTGAGACGGAGAAGAAGAATGAGCGTTCGCCGGATTACACCGGCAAGGCGATGATCGACGGGAAAATGAAGCGTATCGCTGGCTGGATCAAGCAAACCAAGGCTGGTGGCAACTTCCTTTCTTTGGCGATCAGTGATCCGCAGCCTCCTCGCGATCAGCCGAAGCCCCCGGCACCGGCCAGCGACGACATTCCGTTCTGAGAAAGGAACAAAAGATGAGTAGTAAGTCTGATTGGCTTTCGATCACCGAGTTTGCAAACCGGCTGTGCCTTTCGAGGCACACGGTTGAGGGTCTTGTGAAGACCGGCGGGCTCAAGGTTTTCAACATCTCTCCGGGTAAGGAGCGGCCAACCTATCGACTCCCCGAGTCGGAGTTGGACACAGCACTCACAATCATGCGAACCAGCAATGGTTCGGGAGGGGGCTGCGATGCCGAGACCGCAGTACGAGACCCAGAGTGACAGGAGTAATGAGATCCGAGCCATCCCCGTGATTGAGTCCGCTCTTCACGGGGTGGCTCGGAAACTTCCCGACAATCATTTTGCAGACTTCGTTGTAACTGACCAGATGGCAAAAGTTGTCGCCTACGTCGAGTACAAGAAAAGAAGTTTCACTTGGGGTGAATACCCCACTGTGATGCTCTCTGTCACGAAGTTTGCCAAGTTGGTTGCTACGCGAGATATACGAGTTCGGTCGTTCTTCGTAGTTGAGGATATGACCGGGGAAATCAGGGCAATCGATCTACACAGGTCGGACCTTGATTACCGAGTTGAGTACGGGGGTCGTACGTCAAAGACTCGTGACAGGCGGGATATAGAGCCTGTCGCTCACATCAAGACTGAGCAATTTAGGACTATTGGAAATGTCGCAGACCAAAACGAAGGTGACCGTCAATAAGAAGACGAAGAGGCAGTGGGCCGCAGCCGCGACCAAGGTTGTTGGCAACACTCCGAGGGAGTTGGGGAAGAGCAAGATAGAGACTCACATGAAGAGGGTTTGGGTGGGTATCTTCAGGGAGAACTGCCCGGAGGTCTGCCTCAAAGAGATCGCTGACTTTGCTGACCTTGACGTGGCTCACAGCACGGTCCACCTTCTCTTTGAGGGATGGAAGGGGATGCCATGGAGAGTCAGGCACGGATGGTTAATGATGGCTGAGGCGGCAATAAATTCGCGTGCCGATTGGTTGCCAGCGGTTTGGCATCAGGAGGTGCATGAACTGGCGGTGGCTTCACTTGGTGATGATTCTGTTTTTACTGAATGGAACCACTCTCTCCATCGTTTTCGTCGGCCTTCCATGACCGGGGGTGGTCGTGAACGCATCAGATGAGAGCAACTGGGCAATGCTTCGGGGGCTTTTTCCAAAGTGGGATGCGAACGAATATGAAGCAAGGCTGTATCGGAAAGCGTTCAAGTCTCGGCGTGCAGACCTCATGCAGACTGCCATTGAGGATTTTCGTACCTATCACAAGTACCAGCAGCCAAATTTGGGGGGGATCCTCAAGGAGTACAGCCGACTTCACACGGACCTGAATCGCTCCAGCGGTGTCAAGCAAGACACTCCGCAGTTCGACGAGGAGGCGGATGCGAGGGAGGTTGGGAAGTCTAGGGCGAGGATTTTGCTGGACTTGGAGTTGATGCCCGATGACGTGCTTGCTCGGGTGAAGGCCGAGATAGGGTCCATCGGGTGTCTTTCGGGTATCATCGCGGGAGTCAGGGGTCCGGTTGGGGAATGGACTGACACAGCAAGGGGGCTGGTATGGGCAAAGGCAGAAGAAATGGGCTTGATCGCTGGGAGTTCATTGTCAACTCAACCCC